CTACCTTCTCTGTTCCTGTAAATGTTACAACGGGGGGCAGTGGTGCAGGTCATGTTGTTTGTAATAGTCGTATAAGTGCTACTGAGGCTCTTAGTGATACCGGGACTGCTGCTTGGCAGGAAGATGCTAGTCAAGAATCACTTACTCCCCATTGGTATTTAGATGTTCGGTGGGATTATGAAAAAATTCTTAGAACAATATCTCTTGAAACACCAGTTCCTGAATTTGATAAAATCAGGATATTGAATACTAATCCATATCGTGATTTAGTTAGTCTCTCAGCCCCAAACGCCTCTAAAAATGGTCCATCAACTACGAAACTTAATAGTATTTCTCTTGCCAACCCAACTGTGCTGACTTCAGCAACTGGTTCTGGTATTACTCAGGATCATAATATGAAAACTGGAGATAAGATTATTATCTCCGAGTCGAATAGCACTCCATCAGTTGATGGTATTCACACAGTGACTGTGATTAATGCTACGACATTTTCAATTCCTATAAATGTCACTACTGCTGGCACTACTGCGGTGGCCCAAGCTGTCAGCACTCCACCAAATGATAAATATCTTTATTGGGTTCGGTGTTACATAACTACAGGTACACCCACCACAGTGGCAACATTAAGAGATGTTAAAACATCAAATAATGCTGTATTAGAATATTTTGATCGGGGTTCTGAACCGTGGCTAACAAATGCTCCAGCTACCGTTAATGGGAGCATAGCTAATACAGTTTTCCCCCATTGTTATCGTTATGATACGTCAGCAAGTGCTGGTTCTAAATTTACTGACTACTCTCAAGAGATTCAGAGTTCAACTTCTGGGACAAGTTTAACCATTTCTTCAAATACTCTTGCTAATCCAACGGTTGTAACCACTACAGGGGTCGGATTAACTATTAGTGCCAATACTGTAGCTACTAATACTCTTGTTAGTACATCTGCAGCTCATGGATTAGTATCTGGTGACTCAGTTGTAATAACTGGCAGTAATTCAACACCTACTATCAATGGAACTCATATAATTTCTTATGGGACAGCCAATTCTTTTGAGATTAGGGTAACTGTTACTTCTGCTGGAAGTGCAGGTACTGCTACACCTGCGAAAGCACATGGGTTAACAACCGGGCATAAAGTAGTTGTTACTGGTTCCAACTCAACTCCAACCCTTAATGGTACTCATGTGGTCACTGTGCTTAGTACCACTACATTCTCGGTTGCGGTTAACGTCACTACTGCTGGTACTGCTGGCACTGTAGTCCCTGAAAAAGTATATGCAGTGGATAATGGACAGGCGGGAGATGCTATTTATTTTGGTAGTGAGAATCCATTTACCCAAATAAGATTAAATATCTCTGATGTTCTTACTTCATCATCATCTGGCCGTAATGATTTGATTTGGGAGTATTTTCAAGGAGAAGTACTTCAAAACCAGATGTCTGGTGGTGTCACATATGTAGAGACTGATGATTGGGTTGCTCTAGATGTTACTGATTTTACCGCTAACTTTAGAACCTCAGGAATTAATACAGTAATTTTTGATATGCCAGAGTCTTGGCGACCTATTCAACCTGGTATAAAAGAAGCAAATTCGACCGATCAATCTTTTGGTAAAACTGCTTATTATATACGAGCTCGTATGGGGGCTAATGCAGGAAGTCCTGCCACATCAGCTGCACAATTTTTGCAGGGATGGTTTGGGCCTAATCTGTGGAATACAAATTTAGAGGTTGGAACTATCGCTGGAGTCACATCTGATAGACATTCTAATCCTCAAAGTTATGGCCTTACATTGACTGAGCGGGGACAGCGAGAAACTCAGCAAATGCCCATCACTACCTATGAGATTAAGGACCATTCAGTAGATTTTGTTAACCGAATTGCTGTTAGAGGTCAAAATGGGTCTTATGGTATTGCTGAGGATACAACATCTCAAGCAACCTATGGAGTTGTTAAAGAGCGTATAGTTGATGACTCATCTTTAACTACTAGCACCCAGTGTGATCAACGAGCGTTAGCTCTATTGGAGAAAGTACGCTCCAGTGCAACTACCACGATACAGGAATGTCGTATTCAAATTCCGTCACCACCCATTTATTCATATCTTGGGGAACCTAAGATAGTTCGTGCTGGTGATCGTGTTAATGTCGATATTGTAACGGCTGGAATAATCAATGAGGCATGGTTGGTTTACAGCATAACGTGCAATGTTAGTGGTGGTGGATGGGCCTCAGAACTTTTACTCTTTAGGGATATATCAAAGGTTTTTGAACCTGGGCCTGCAGATAGAAGAGTGTTGCGGGATGTTGTCACTCGTGCACGGGAAACAGCAAATTCTGTATTCTTGCCTGTAAATAGATCTGTTAACAAAACTCTATCATTTCTAACAGCAGGGACAACAGGTGTGAATAGAGGTGCACTACAGCTATCATATGATGCTTTGGGGACTTCTAAGGGTGTTTTGAACACAGGTGGGTCTACAACAATGGCCTCAAATAATGAATATCGACTTAGCTTCAAAAATTATGCGGATTTCAATAGTGGAGCAACATGGGATACACCACTTATACGAATTGAGACTGAAGGACTCACTCCTGAGCGCAATGGACATGCCCAAGGTGGGGGTGGAGTAACATTTATAGGAAGGGATAAGGGTCATGGTGCAGGTACTCCTGACTTTCATCCTGGTACAGATGAAGCAACTTTATATCTACGTAACTCAGCCATAACTACTGAGGGTTCGGGCCTATATCTAGCTCATCGTGATGTCTTCAACAGTGGCAGTACCTATGACGAATATGCTACTGATACTCCTAAGATAAATGCAGAGGTTATGACTGGGTTCACTGGGTTTGTTACAGCAGCAGATTTCAGTAGTGATGGTAAGTTTAATATAGTTTTACCACAATTAGATTCTGCTCCATTGATTTTCACCACTATATGTGGGCATGAGGCAAAAACTGGGTATGGTGCTGGTAACTGGACTAATGCTTCATGTAATTTGTACAGATGGACAACTAGTAGTAGTAAATATACCAACGCTCAGATGCAAGTTACACGATATTCTACTGGAGTCTACACAGGTACAGGATATTATTCGATAACAGCTATTTCAGCTGCTAACCCCACTGTGATTACCACAACAGGTAATATGCCTGAGGGTAGGGCTGTATGGATTGGAGAAGCCAACTCCAATCCACCAATTGATGGTTTATATCGTTTAGCTGTTAAGTCTGGAAGTGGTCCATATAATTATACCCTCACTTCAATATATCCTACTGCATTCCCTCACAATGTTACTACTGCTGGAACCGCAGGGAAGATATACTCTATGGGCAATACTCGTTCTTATGCCCGTGCTGCTAATTGGACTGATGAAAATTATAGTAATGACAATCAAAATATTGGTGTAATGTATGCAGTCATCTTTAATTCAGGTAAGAATACTACTGGCTTAAATGCTCACTTTAGCCAAAATCATTTAAGCCATCCATAGGAGATTTCATTGAGTAGTGATTTAGGCGGAGAAGCAAGTATTCCAGTAGGAGAATTTGATTTTATGGTTCGTACCCTTAAAGGTGCTGATACCTCTAATCTAAAGGTATACCACGTTACCAATGACTCTAAGAAGTACACCATTGTGGCTACTAGCTATGAAGAGGCATTAACAGTTGCTGGGTTTGTGGCAGACGACACCACCAATGATGGTGAAAGTCCTTATTGACATAGAGTCAATTAACTGGTATTCTCGTTCTACTGTAAGTGAGTGGTTGCTTCCACTCCTCAACAATTTCAAAATTTTAAAGGTCAATAATCAAAATGGAATCGGAAGAAATTGAACGTGCGGTCCTTTCATCAATCAAATCCCCGGTAGACCTCCAAACTCTTCGGCAAACCTACAGTCTCTCCGCCCAAAGTTTCGTCTTTAGGCTGGAGGAAGCCTCTTTTATTTGGGATTATGTAACCCAGTATGGTGATGCACCTACTGCAGAGTTGCTGAAGACCAGATTTCCTGACTTTGAACACTCCCCACTAGATAATTTCGACTATATTTGTAAACAGTTTCGGAATGAGTATGTCCGACGCATGGTTTTGGTTGGTGTACATGGGCATGGAGCTGCTCTCCTTAGTGATGCCGATCAAGCAATAACTAGTCTTGTTAACCAACTATTATCCATCCAACTGAAGGATTCAGGTCGGAGTCATGTAGTTGATTCCTTCAGTGTTGATGATAAATTTCAACAGTATCAAAATCGTATTAAAGGTGCAGATAGTCGTAGACTCTCATGGGGAATCGAGCCTTTAGATAATTTTCCTCTTAGACTTACCAAGGGTCAGTTTGTTGGCATTATTGCTGATACCAAGTCAGGAAAATCATGGTTTGCATTGAAGATTGGGTTGGCAAACTATTTGAAGGGGTGCAAGGTTGGCATTGTCTCCCCAGAGTTAACAGTCCCAGAGATTGAGGATCGTATTGATACGGTTCTAGCTAAGATGTTTGGGTTTCCCATCCTTCATGATTCATTAGCCAGCGGACTGCCAGGTATTGAGGTCAATTACCAGAAATACTTGGAGGCATCCTCAGCTTTGAATCGTCAAGATTTAATTATTTATCCATTTCAACCTAAAGATAAGATAACTCCTCTGACAACAATAGCAGGTATTTTAAGCTCTGATGCTCCCGACATTCTCATTATCGATGGTGTGTATATGGTTGATGATGATTACGGTGAAAAACAATCATGGGACCAGATGAAGAAAAAATGTCAAGATCTCAAAACTCTTGCAACGGCGACGAATACAGCCTTAGTGGTCACAAATCAAACAGGACGTGATAGAGATGCAAATTCGGATCAAGCTGCTCCAGCGATGGCGAGATTGGTGGCCGGGGGTTACGACTTTAACCGCTTTGTGGATATTCTTATATCATTGGGTGGGAATCCAGGCATTGCTGATACTCGACAAGTCGCTGTTCCTCTTGTCCGTAATCAAAGGGCTTTTTCTAAAAATTTTGAAGTTACCTTTGATCCCGATACGGGTGATATTGGTAGAGCGGTTGGCGAGGAGCCTGCAATGGATTTTAGGGCTATGGCTCTGTAGTTTTTATATAACTATAAGCGCAGGGTTTGCTCTGCTTGGGTACTGGTTATATTTACATTATTCAATATATTTGGGGGTATGGGTCGGGGTGCTACTATTTGTAACGTTCACAACAGCAATAACATTTTTTGCATTACAAATCGTGCAAAGACTGGGGAGAGCATAGTCTAATGAATTCAGTTGCTGAATTCTTGCAGGATATAGGATTTAATGTCACTCGATCATATGGTAATGAGGTAGTTGCCTATTGCCCTTGGCATGAAGATTCAACTGCTAGTTTAGCAATCAATCCTGAGAATGGTTGGCATTGCTTTGCTGGCTGTGGAAAGGGTAAAACTTTTGAAAGTTTGTTGGTTAAGTTCGCACCAACAAAAAAACTCTACCAAAGGTTTGCGGCCACTTTTCCAGAATTTCACATTGAAACATTGGACTTTAGCAATAAAGTAGATGAACTTAAGCCTCTCTATGATGTTGATAAACTTCCAATGGCTTATGAGAATCAGTATCTTATTGGTCGGGGGATAACCGAGCAGACAGTTGAAGATTTTAATTTAAAATATCATCGGGGATTCAACAGCATTGTTGTTCCTATTTACCAACAAGTAGAGTTGATGGGGAGTGTTCAGCGAAAGATTACTGGTAATCCAAAATACATTAACAGTCCAGGGATGAGTAAAGATAAGATTCTTTTTCCCTTTGATAAGGTTCAACCAATAGATGGCAAAGTTATTTTAGTTGAGGGTATTTTTGATGCTATTAAAGCACACCAAATGGGGGTTACGAATGTTTTGAGCAGTTTTGGGGGTAGCATGTCCCAAGGCCATATTCAGATGCTTGGTTCATTAGCTAAGACCGTTGTTATTTGTCCTGATAAAGATTTTGCTGGGATCAAAATGGCTGAACGGTCCACTGGAATGCTACTAGATAAAGCATTTGAGGTTGAGTATGTCTTTCCACCAGGTAAGGCTAAAGACTTTGGTGACATGGACATGGAAGACTTCAATAAGTTGAAATATCACAGTTACTGGAAATTACAAATTTTAAAGAAAAATTTATCTATAATGATGGAGAGGTCAAATGCCTAAAGTTGATGTTGGTGCATATGTTGCAAATTCTAATTCCGGTGGAACGGATGAAATTCGAAATCCTCTAAGCATATGGCGAAATACGGTACGTGTTCGCCCCGAAGAGTATGCTGTTATTCGATTTATCGATGAGGGTGGTGACCTAAGCCGTTATCACAATATCCCTGGTATGACCCAAGGCGGAGCTCGTTTTACTAATTACACCTATTGCACAGATGTGAATATCAAAAGCGATGGTAATCCGGTTCGTGCAGAGGCTTGTCCTCATTGTATGTCAATGGACCCCGACATTAAGAAGACGACTGAAAGGTTTCTTGGCTGGATTTTCCACTATGGGACCTTTCACACAGAACAAAACCCACGACTTGATCGTGAAGGTCAGGAACCTTGGGATGAGGTTAAGCGGGGTCAGAAGATTTTCTACCGTGAAACTGTTCGTAAACCTCAACTTTTTGCAGCATCTTTCACACTGTATCAGAATCTAAAAACGATTCGGTCTGAGATGGATTTATTGACATCTCGTAATTTTGATTATCGTTGTATTCGAAGTCAAGATCGGACTAGCTATAATCTAGGATTCTCTGATACTCAGCTTTCTTATGATTTTGCAAATGAAATAACTGCAATTAGTCAGGATTTGCCTGATATTGAGGGTATTGCTGCTGGAATAATTATTGAGGTTGATGTCCCTCAGTTCAGTGAAGAGGGTGATGGATACACTATGAGTTCCACTCCAGATTCCCAGGCATCCGTTGCCCGTGAAGAGGGTGCCTATGACAACATGGTGTCATCGGAGGCTACTGATGGCTAAGGTTAACGTTGAACTTGGGCTTACACTTAAGATGCAGACTGGTGGCGGATATAATTTTTTCCGCCCCCAGGTTGCCATCCTAGACATCGACATTGATGGTGATGTTCAGGACCAGATAGACCGAGCAATTGCCACTGTCAATGAGGCAGCATGGCCTGCCCTTGAGACTGCGATGGGTAGGTTGGTGACGCAGGCTGATGTCACTGACAATGAATCGGTGATTCTGGAACTTGGTCGGAAAGTTAATGAGATGCAGAAACAGCTTGATGGGATATCAGGTAAGGGCAAAGCTAAAGATAAGGATGTAAAATGGTAGAAATGGCTAGGGTGGCATTGGAGCGTAAATTAGGTTCTATAGCCTCTGTTCTTTCTAATACAGCTAAAAAAACTCCAATGTTGGGTCTAGTCCAAGGTGGGCAATTTCGTATCTACCAAGATGGGAATATGCCTATTTGGAATGTTGGAGATATTGAGACTGATGAGAACTTTGTTTTCTCAGCCTCAATATCTAAACTGAAGGAGATTATTGGTGGATTTAAAACTTCATCAGTTAATCTAGTTTCAGATGGAAAAGGCTCAATCATTGTGAAATCTGGTAGATCTCAAGTTAAAATTCCTTATGTTGAGGGAATTTATGATGATATACCTGATTCACCAACGATTGGACTTAATTGTACGACTGATTCTAGCTTTTTAGGGTTTTTGGAATCCTCTAAAGATTTTGTATCACGGACCTTTGATCAGGTTAGTCTTACATATTCCTATATTGGTTCAACTGATGATGAGTTAATCATTTCGGGTATGAATGGTTTTTGCCTCTTTACAGCATCAGTTCCGTATAAAGGTGTAAAGTTGCCAGATTTGGTCATCCCTGTTGAGTTTACTGAGGCAGTTGCTAGATTGTTGGCTGGATCAGAGACAATAAATATTGGATTATCTGAAAATGGTAAACATGTAGTGATGTCAGATGAGTCTATGACTTTATACTCACCACGGATTCAACAAACTTATCCTGATATGGTCCACAAATTACGTCAGTCAGTGGGAACTAAACTATGTGAAATGGATAAGAAGGAAACATTAGATCAATTGCGGTTGGCCTTGCAGACGACGGAGCAGGATTTAATTGGAATTGCTTCAACTCTTGAAGGAAGTGGCTTGCAACTGAGTGTTCCACGGTCAAATATTGAAGCGGAATTAATGATTGAAGATGTAACCATAATACAGCCATTTGAATGTGTGTACTTCCAGTTGCCTTTTCTTATTCAATGTATTAACACATTTCCGCCAGGTCGAATCAATATGGAACGATTACCCGATTTTAATGATGCGATAAGGATAAGCAATGACACAAGTACTGCAGCTGCCACATTACGTCCGTATTTATCCCCAGAATCTTGATTCTCTCAAGAATGACATTCTTTCCAGTAAGGATTCTTATGTTGCTGTAGATACTGAAACAACAGGTTTACGGTGGGTGGAGGATCGTGCTTTTGGTGTTTCTTTAGCATGGGATGATAAAGCCACTTTTATTCGCAACACTGATTTTGGTACAGCTAATATTGGTTCCTTACTGACTGAGATTTTTAAAGCTGACTATAAGACCTTTGTCTTTCATAACTGTGAATTTGATTTGCATATGATTCGAGAGACATATGGAGCACTCCCACCCAAAAATCTTTTAGATACCCTTCGATTGGCACATCTACGGGACACGGGGGGACCGAAGGGTTTGAAAGAGTTAGGTGAGTCTATATTTGGTGAAGTTGCTTCAGCTAATGAGAAAACCATTAAGATGTACATGGAGCAGTATCACTTAAAGAACTATTCCTATGTTCCTGCAGATTTTATGGATCCCTATGCGTGTATGGATACTGTTCTAACTAAGGCTTTGGCTTATTTATTTTTAGATGAATTAAAGGTAAGACCTGGGCATACTCAATTAATTGATATGGAGCATAGATTAATCCCGGTAATAATGGCTATGGAGCAACGGGGTATTAAGATTGATTTAGAATATTGTTCAACCTTACACCGTCAACTTAAATCTCAACAGCGGGACATCCAAGATGAGATTTATACAATAGTTGGGCGCCCATTGGAACTCAGTTCACCTAAACAGCTTGGTGAATACTTCTATGACCAACTACGTATCAAACCTACTATTGAAACTGAGGGCGGGAGTCGTAGCACCAATGTAAAGGCGTTAGCGAAGATTACACATCCTGTGGGATCTAAAGTTGCTCAGTTGATTTTAAACTGGCGTGACCTTGAGAAGTTGGATAATACTTATGTCCAGTCATATCCTAAGCTACAGCATAAGGGACGTATACACGCACACTGGAATGCTTCAGGTACAATAACAGGCCGATTCTCAGGAAGTAGTCCAAATCTTCAAAACATTCCCAGAAAGAAGGAAATACGAAGATTGTTTGTACCAGACCATGAATTTTTTGATTTTGACTATGCCCAGCAGGAACTACGGGTGGCAGCTCACGTTTCAAAGCAACAGAATATGATTGATGCCTTCAACCGAGGTGTTGATATGCATATGTATACAGCTAATTTGATTTGGGGTTCTGGGGCAACTAAAGATCAACGTCAAACAGCAAAACAAACTAATTTCGCCTCTTTGTATGGTGCCGGGGCTAAAAAACTTGCAGATGAGGCTGGTATTTCTTACCGACAGGCTTCATCCATCTTTGATCAATTTTGGACTAGTTATCCAGAATTACGTTATTACAGTGAAACACAACTCCCTAAGGAAATATCAACTAGGGGTTATGTTCGGACTCTTTATGGTCGTCGAATACATGTTGCTGGTAAAGATAGTTATAAAGGGGTAAATTATGTAATCCAAGGTACATGTGCAGAAATGTCAAAAATTAGCCTGTTCAATGTTTGGGAACATCTTAATCAGGTTGGTGGAAATATCTGCAATGTTGTTCATGATAGTATAGTGCTAGATGAGGTTGATGAGTCTTCATTGCCGAGAATAAAGGAGATTATGGAGGATTTTACAAATTCCCCATATGGGCGTTTCAATGTTCCAATGGTTGTAGAAATGAAACATTCAAAAAAGAGTTGGGGTGACATGTCAGATGAATGATACAAAGAAAATTTTAGATATTATAAATAAAGAACTTAAAACGAATCTAACTGTCGGAAATGATGAGTCTTTAGATACTCAACGTATTGAGACAGGGATGCCTGCGTTGGATGGGATGTTGGGTGGTGGTGTGCCTCGGCTGGCAGTCACTGAACTGTTTGGGTATCAGAGCTCAGGTAAGACCTATATCTCACAACGTATCATTGCTCATGCTCAAAAGTTAGGCAATAAATGTGCTTTCATTGATGCAGAATTTAGCTATGATCCAGTTTGGTCCGAAAATATTGGTATTGATCTTGAGAATTTAATTGTGGCACGTCCCCAAACTGGGGAAAAAGCATTAGACATTTTACTATCGTTATGTGCAAACGGGGTAGATTTAGTCGTACTAGATAGTATTGCAGCCTTATTGCCCACTGCAGAGGCTCAAGAGGGTATGGAACATCAATCGATTGGACTACAGGCTCGTATGATGAACCAGTTCTATCGTAAGCTTCCACAGGCCAATGTTAATACCGCTATAATTTTGATAAATCAGATTCGTGCTGGAATAGGTGGGTACATAACACGGGATGCTCTACCAGGTGGTAAGGGGCAAGAGTTCTTCAGTCGAATAATGGTTCGTGTCCGTAAAGGTGACACCATTGGTGATGCTAAAGATCCTCAAGGGTTCTTCATCAATATGAAAGCGGAGAAGAATAAAACTCATACTCCATTGCTAACAGCAGCTGTACCATTCTATTTTACTGGTCTACCAGACCCTCTTTACGAGTTGTTCATGAGGGCTAAAGATTTAGACATTATCAAGCAGAGTGGCCCACAGTACAGTTATACTGATGAATTTACAGGTGAAATTACTAAGGGGATGGGACGAGAGAAGTTCCTTCAGATACTAAAAGAGTCTGAAGACCTTCAAGATAATATTTCAAACAAGGTAAGGAGCGTGGTATGACCACATCAGTGAGTACATTGGCAGAAGATTTACAAGGAATCCTTTCATCCTTTGGCAGTATGTTAGAGGGTGTATACCACGTTGATGAAGATTTGGCTGCAGAGATTGCAGAGAAATTTGCTGATCGTCTTAGGGGTGATGTGAGGACAATTTATGCAGAAATGACTGCTGAGATTAGTGTTGGACTGACGAAACCTCCTAAAAAGAAGAAACGTACACGTCGTAAAACTGAAGATATGTTGAATGATCGTCCTGTGGACCCTGGGGCTTTGGATCGAATTATGGGTGCTGAAGAACTCCCAGAGAATGAGAATACACTATTGCCTAGCTTTGATGGTGACCTTGATGCCTCAAACCTTCTCAATTCAGAACGTATAACTGATCGTGCTAGTAATCGTGGTGGTACTCCCCGTGTTAGCCCTTCTAGTAGTAATAGTTGGGATACAGATAATCCTACGATGCGTCGGATCGGTGGTCCGTGAAGTCTGAACCTCGAAAAAAGGACACTAAGCAACAATTTACTGTCGCTGCTTGGGTTAAAGAGGCTGGATTCGGTTCGAGCCTAGAAGAGGACTTCCCCCCATATGTGGTGGACATCTATATTTCAGATTTACATCTGGGGATTGAATTAGATGGTCCGCATCATTTCAAGAAGAGAGATCAACGGAGAGATGAGGTGTTATTTCGTGACTATGGATTAGTCATTTGGCGACATAATAATGATGAAATTGTTGGTAAATTCAAATCTAGTTTTATAGATAATCTTATGACTTTTGCCCAAGGAAAGATTAATGCCGAAACTTAGTAGTATTTTAAGAGAGCGTGATAACCCAAAACATTGGTTAGAGGCTACATTTGATGATTATGAAAAAAATCAACAACGTAAGCCCTATGTAAGAACTCACTTCAGCCCATCTCAGGCTCATTTATGCCCTCGTGCCTTGTATTATTACATGCTTGGTCATGATCAGGATCCCATTTCAGACAATAGTTTACGACGGATGGCAGTTGGGACTGTATTCCATGAATTTGTTGAGAAACGGTTAACAGAGACAGGGATTATGGTTTCTGCAGAACAAGAGCTTACATATGAGGATCCACCTATTAGGGGATTCTATGATGCCATAATTAAACGGCCATCAGATGATAAAGAGTTTCTATTGGAACTTAAATCAATGGCTAATCCTAAGCGTAAAACTGAGTTGCCTCGTCCTGACCATTTGATGCAGTGGAATCTCTATTCGTTGATGTCAGGAATCAAAGATGGAATGATTTTTTACATTAATAAAGATAATCAAGAATATACCATCTGTGAAGTTGAACGTGATGATTCAATAGTTGAAGCGACTTTAGATAAGTTTCGTCGGGTTTTAGAATATGTTAAACAGTCTGAACATGTTCCATATCAACCTGATTGGAAACATGATTGGTGTAATTATCGAAAAACTTGTGAAAAAGATTACTTTATACAAGGGGTTTAAGTTTTATGGTCAATGTTACTACTTTCATTTCAAAAGCAGGGGAATTACGAACATTAGATGAGGATTATCCGTCTCCAATTAGGCCAGTAAGTGGGACCACCTACTCATTTCCCAGCAATGCAGATAATCTATCTGATATGGCACTGGATGATTGGCTTTTGTTCCTGGGAGCATGGCGTGGTCACATGGTTTATCAACTCTCTAAGATTGATGGAGAGCTATATATCCTTACTGAGGGTTATAGTTTGTTGCAATCGACGGCTATTGCACGGCTGGAGAGTGATTCTTCTAAAAAATTGTTAAAGGATTCTTTGATTGGGCAGGCTTTAGTTGAGAATCCAGAACTTCAGACTCTTAAATTGAGAGTCATTGATTTAAGTGCAGAACTGAAGATTCTCAAGGGTCGTTTAAGCCTATATGAATCACAATTCGATACAATAAGTCGGGTTGTCACTAGGCGTGGTCAGGAACGTTTTAAGATATGAGTGTCTATGGGATCGATCTATCTACCTCAAAAATAGCTATTAGTAAACTGCTTCCCAACAAGGGCTTTGAAGTGGTAGAATTGATCTCTAAATCTAAGTCATGGGAGACTCGGTTCAAAGAACTTTACAAACAAATGTTTTCATGGGTTCGTGATTCTGTCACCTCAGATGACTTAATCTGCATTGAAGACATTCCCTTAGTTCAGAACCGTCAAACCTTGATTAAGCTTGTACATGTCCTAGCGATGTGTCGTACTGTATTTGCTCATTATGATATAGATGTTTTCACAGTCAATGTAATGACGTGGAAGAAAGATGTAGTGGGCAATGGTAAAGCTGATAAAGAGAAAGTCATGTCTATGGCTTGTAAGATTTACGGAGAAGAAGTCAAAAAGTACTCCCAAGATGCAGTTGATGCACTAATGGTTGCTAAGTGGGGGGAATTGCGTTTGAAGTGAACTGACAGGGTTGTTAAGGTTTTTGCTATGGCTCTCATTGGGGCCGTTTTATTTTTGTGGAAGTAGGAGTTTGTTGTGGTAGCTGTTTCAAGGCCGTTTACTGATAATTCAGTCAAAATATTAGAAAAAAGATATCTTTTAAAGGATGAAACTGGAGAGCCTGCTGAGGATATTGAAGGTTTATTTACACGAGTGGCACGGGCCATAGCTGAGGTTGAGTACAAATATGGTGCCACTGAGAGCCAAGTTAGAGATTTAGAAAAATCTTTCTTTGATTTGATGTGGGCCTCTGATTTTATGCCCAATAGTCCCACACTCATGAATGCAGGTACAGGCCAAGGAACCCTCAGTGCTTGTTATGTTATGGATATCCCTGATTCAATGGGTGATATCATGCGTGTGGCTGGTGATCAGGCCATGATTGAGAAGTTTGGTGGTGGAATCGGGTTTAGTCTTTCAGGCATACGCCCTAAGGGTCATGGTATCAGCACCACGCATGGTAAAGCTTGTGGACCCATTCATGTTCTCCGGGTTCTTTCTCAAGTCGGCACGATGATTACCCAAGGTGGGAAGCGTGACGGAGCTCACATGGCAATCATGGAGGTCTATCACCCCGATATTGAAGAATTTATCCATTGTAAGAATATTGAAGGTGAGGTATCAAACTTCAATATATCCATTGGTGCTGATTCCACATTCATGACTGCGATGCAACAAGATAAGTGGATTCACCTGTCATGGCCTCTTGATCGAGCATCATATGATGAGCCTCAGGAGGATGGCCGTTATATAAGGGCCAGAGAGTTGTTTGAGGAAATCATTCGTGGGGCATGGACTAATGGGGAACCTGGAATGGTTTGGCTAGATCGAATCAATGAAGATAACTCTACCCCCGAGTTAGGTCAGATCAATGCCACCAACCCTTGTGGTGAGCAACCCCTACTATCTGGTGAGTCCTGTAATCTTGGTAGCATCAATGTTGGTAATTTCATCCGAGATGACAAGTTTGATTTCAAGCGTTTTGAAAAGACAGTGGGTATTTCCGTAAACTTTCTTGATAATGTAGTTGATGCAAACCGTCATCCAACTGAATTTACTCAGCATATGAATGAATCCACTCGAAAGGTTGGCCTGGGAATCATGGGTTGGGCTAACCTGCTAGTACGGTTAAATATTTCATATGGTAGTGATGAAGCATTGAAGTTGGCAGATGGTGTGGGGGCTTCTTTAAAACGTGTAGCAGATGAGACTTCTTCAAAGATTGCAGAGCATAAAGGTTCTTTCCCAGCCTTTGCGGGTTCCACATTGAATAAAGCCAATGGTGGGGAATGGGAATCTATGAGAAATGCTTGGAGGTTATCGATTGCTCCTACCGGGACAATTTCAATGATAGCCAACTGTTCCAGTGGAATTGAGCCTCATTTTGCACTTGCATATAAAAAGCATAATCTAAGCGCAGCTTTGGAAGATGTTGAACTATTCTATGTTGATCAGGATCTCCAAAAACGTCTTAACATGTCTGAAGAAGAACTCACTGACAAATTGTCCAGTGGGGTAGGCATAGAGTCATTGATGGATTCTGAGGCTCGGAAAGTTTTTACGGTTAGTGATGCCATCCCATATGAATGGCATGTTGGAACACAAGCAGCGTTTCAAAAATATGTGGATAGCGGTATTTCTAAGACAATTAATCTTCCCAATGATGCCACTCAGCATGATATTGGATTGGCCTATGAAAAGGCTTGGGAACTAGGTTGTAAAGGAATTACTGTTTATCGGCAAGGCAGCCGGGAAAAGGAAGTATTAACTAGTTTAGTTCCAACCACTAATGGGCATTCTCCCTCATTATCAACATGGAATATTAAGGGGGATTTAAACTCTTCTGAACGGGTCGGCAAGACTAGCACGGTCCCTACAGGTCATGGCTCTCTTCAT